CAGGCATTGGTACCGAGATGTTTAGAGATAAACTTTTAAAGCCACCAGCTCGACTCACCCTACCAGATTTTTTATACGACTACCAGAAGGAAGGCATCCAAACGATTGTGGCCAATAAAAACTTATTGCTTGCTGACGAGCAGGGGCTGGGTAAAACTGTACAAACCATTGAGGCGTTGCGGTACATAGACGCCCGGCGCATTTTAGTATTGTGTCCGGCCTCACTTAAGTATATGTGGCAAGAGCAATTTGACCAGTGGTCGGATAACTTACTCACCCAAGTAGTGGCCAACGGCAAGTCGGCAATCGTAGCCACAAACAATGTGGTGATTGCTAACTACGATCTGGTATCTAAACGCTATATCTATGAGCAATTGCGGGACTGGTCGCCCGATATGGTGATCTATGATGAAGCGCATTATCTCAAAAACCCCACGTCCAAACGGGCAAAGGCCTCGTTTCTATTGGGGGCTAAAGCCAGCCGGCGACTGATGCTTACGGGTACCCCTATGCTTAATCGGCCGATAGAACTTTATAGTATTTTAAGATTCTTAAAACGAGAAACGGTTGAGCCATACGACAATTATAAAAAATACGGGTATAAGTTTTGTAACGGTAAAGAGGGCCCGTTTGGTTTTGATGTTAAGGGAGCCAGTTGTACCGATGAATTAAACTACAGACTCAAACGCACCGTGATGCTACGGCGGTTAAAGAAAGATGTGCTTACAGACTTACCAAGCAAGACGATGCAGATTATTCCTATGGAGCAAACCAAGGACACGAAAAAGATAGTCAAGCAAGAAGGACTGTTTGATGTGGCCAAGATTTTAGAAAAGCCAGATGCAAACCTTATTGGCGAGATGGCTACTATTCGGCGAGAGCTTGGAGAAGCTAAGTTGCCACAGAGCGTTAGTTACATTAAAGATGTAATGGCGAGTGGCGTTGAAAAGGTTGTGGTGTTTGCGTACCACAAGGTAGTATGTGAAGGGCTGTACGAAGCGTTTAAAGACGACGGAGCAGTGTTAGTCTATGGCGGTACTGCGTCAACAGATCGCCAACGCTACGTCGATCGGTTTCAAAAAGACGCAGACACTAAAGTATTTATCGGCCAGATACAAGCTGCCGGCACTGGACTCACCCTAACCGCAGCCAGTCATGTAGTGTTTGTAGAGAACAGCTGGGTGCCCGGAGAGATGGACCAAGCAGTTGACCGGTGCCACCGGATTGGCCAAGAAAATAAAGTTATTGCGCAGGTATTGGTTGTTAAGGATAGTATCGACCATGTTATAATGAGGTCTATGTTTTTTAAAAAGAGAAAGATTAAGGAGGTATTGGAATAAATGGAAGTAATTGATCACAGAACAGAAAAACTTAGTAAGATTGTTAGGCTAGAAAAGAACCTAGACATGGCTGCTCAATACGCGCCTCGACTCGTTAAACGCTTGGGGGTGGGTAGTAGACACGCTTTCCCAAGCTGTTATAGTTTCGACGCAACGTATGGGTATTTCGTAGCCAAAGACGGAAGCAAGCTCCCGGGTGCCAGAGTGCACATACACCACAATCTATTGGACTTATCGGTGGTAGAAAACTGGGGGCTATCCTACATTGACGAGATACTTGACCCAAAGAACCGAGCATTAGATGATTTGGTTAAGCGCATGGCAAACTCATTCAGAGCCGGAGCGACTCGTGTTAGTTGATAAAGCGAGAAGTTTCGCTATCGCGTATCATGAAGGGCAGAAGTATGGGGGGCTACCGTACATGGAACATTTGCGTCAAGTGGCCACGTTTTTAATACTAGAGCTTGACATTACTGACGTAGACGCTGTTGCGGCCGCCTACCTTCATGACATAGTGGAGGACACTCAATGTACTGCGGCACTGCTTGCTAGAGAATTTAACCTGGGTGTCACTACGATAGTTAGAGCATTAACCCGCGACCCGGGCGAAACCAGCGAAGACTACATTATTAGGATTCACCATGCCGGTCGTTACGCCATGGCAGTGAAAACAGCAGACCGAGTGTGTAATTTAAAAAACCTAATAATAGATGCTGAGGAGGGTAAGCTAAAACCGAAACTGATAAAGCGATACGAGCGTGAGCTTAAAACCATACGGGAGTATTTCCCTATGGAATTTGTAGCGCATATCAATGGGGTGCACAGCCATTTGAGGAGTGTACTATGAGCGCACATTCACTATTCGGCGCGTCATCCGCACAGATTTGGACCAATTGTACAGCACAGCCATGCTTGGCTTCGCAAGCTAAAACGTTTGAGGAGCAAACCGATTACGCCAGCGAAGGCACCACAGCGCATGACATTGCGGCTGAGATACTTAAGGGCCATTTACCCCCAGAGAGTATCAGTACGTTGCCCGACGAGATGGTCGACGCCATTATCATGTACGTTAAGTACGTCCGGCGACACGTTAAGAAAACCAGTAAGCTATATGTCGAGCAACGTATCCGACTGGACTCTATTGACGGCGGTCGCTTTTTTGGCACGGCGGATGCTATTGTTTCTTCCAAAACCACATTGACAGTCATTGATTTTAAATACGGCCAAGGCATTAGTGTGCAACCAGAGAACAATCCCCAACTGCTTTATTATTTGTTGGGCGCAATAGAGCTTGAGGGACTTGACATCATGTGCGGTAAAAAGTTTTATGTAGCAATTGTGCAACCACGGATGGAGAAAGACCCAATCCGTAAAGTTGAAGTGCCGGCTCGATCGTTGATTGCGTTTCAAGCATTTTTAGAAGGACGGTACGAAAAGGTGAAGGAAGACCCAGAATACAACCAAGGCCCGTGGTGCCAGTTTTGTAAAGTGAAAGGTGTGTGTCCCGAGCTTAAACGGATTAGCAACGTCACAACTAAAACTGATATTGAAGGTGATGTTACGTCATTGCCCGAGGTGGAGCAGCTAAGCATGGAAACAATCAGCAAGGTACTAGAAAACGCCAGTGCCATAAAGAAGTGGTTGACAGCGGTTGAAACCTATGGTTATAATCTAGCTTTAGAAGGTTGTGAGATTCCGAGACATAAGTTAGTATTGGGTGGGCGAGCCACCAGAAAATGGATTAATGAGAGCAAGGTCGCAGAAGAATTACAGAGCGAATATGGCCTCGACATTTTTGATATTAAACTCAAATCTCCAGCCCAGATGGAAAAGTTAGTCGATGACAAGGAGGTTGTGCAAAAATATGTTATGGTCCCGGAGAAAAAACCAGTGCTGGTTTCGGACACCGATAAAAGAGAGCCTTATAATTTAGGCAACGAGTTAACAAGTTTAATAGATTAAGGAGAGTAAAATGGCAAAACAAAGTTACAAAAATAATGTTATTACACCAGTGGGTAAACTATCGTACCCGTATCTAGTAGATAAACTAAGTACTCAAATAGACGGCCGAGTTATTGAGAAATGGTGCGTCGATTTGTTGTTCTCTAAAGACACCGATCTATCAGCTTTAAATAAAATCGTTAAGGATTTAATTAAAGAACAATGGCCAAAAGCAACACCCGAGTTGGTGAAGAAGATTCGAGTACCCTTTAAAGATGGAAACGCTAACCTTGACAAAGAAGGTGAGATCAAGCCCGGGTACGAAGATATGATTTACGTTTCGCTTGACACTAAGAATCAAGCACCGCTTTTAAAAAATGCTAAGGGCGAGGTTATGACCCCAGAGGAAGGACGCAATGAGTTGTATGGCGGATGCTACGGTCGCGCGTTAGTGAACGCAGGAACATATGACCACCTTGGCAATAAAGGCGTTAAGTTTTATCTAGCCGCTGTCCAAAAGCACCGAGACGGTGAGCCAATGGGCGACGGTAAAACGACGTCAGCCCAAGTCGATAAACTTATGGAAGCGTTTGACGATCAAGAGGACGCAACAGATAACTCAGATTTGTTGAGCTAGGGCGCACTCATGCTATATATCGACTTCGAAACAAGGTCGTATTGCGACCTAACAGCCAGTGGTTCGTGGCGATACGCACAAGACCC